CTGATTGCGAAAATCCAAGAGACAATGTAGTCTAATGTAGTAAGCCTACTAATGGAGTAGAACACCTCAGATGCGTGAGTTATCTGAGTAAGGAGTGCGAATGTAATTGTGGTGATGATTAACTTTTTCATTTGATTTTATTGATTACGCATTTAAATTTAACTTGTCTGCCTTTGCCTCAAATTCATCTGTACCAATATAAGTGAGATGCATCCTGACTTCTTTCCAATACGTTATGTCTTGGTTTAACTCAATGAGAGTTTCCATTATCTCGTATACGCACATTAATGCACATTGTTTGTTATGAAAATCATTGGATTTGTTATTGAAATCAAATCTGTCAAGTAGTTGTAATGCTTTGCTTTCTGGTGTCATTGTTTTTAGTTATTTAAATATTTATTTAATTTATTAGTTATTTTCTCTTTGGTATCACCCCATAACCTAGTGAACGTGAACGTTTTCATTTTATCTGATTTGTAATACTCGTCACTTAATTCAAAGAATTCAATGACTGCGTAATGAGAACTGCTATTGGCTCTCATTATTAGCAGATTTATTGTACCATCTAATTTTAGATATGGTATCCCGTGAAGGTTTAGATACTTCTGTATCTCCTTGCTTGCTTTAATTTGTTTATTCATCGTCGTATGATAATAAAAAGGTTTTGATTATTTTTTCTTTGTAGTGTGCTCTTTCCCATTTGTCGTTTTTATCTATAAATAAAACAAATTCTGCATCCTCAATTCTTTTATAATTCTTGTGAATATATGAATCAAACTTTGATAACATATCTTTTTTAGAATCAAGAATAGCTTTATTTTTTAAGCCACCATTCTCAAGTCCTCTTCTGTAAGCCTCCTCTACGGAGCTTCCTACATCTGTAATTAAATCAATAATTTCTTCTTTCATTTTTGTTTTGATTTATGGTTAATTAACATATCAATGATGTATTGATATTCTTTGCATTCGATAACATTGTATTTTTCTTGCTCTTCGTGAATATGAACCAGGTAGCATCTGCCGATCTTCAAATTTGTATTCTTCTCAATAATATATTTATAAAGATTTAATTGAATAGAATAAGTCTCAAGCTCACATTCTTGTAAGAAATTAATTGGTGCAAGCATTCTTTTCCTATACTTTGAGAATTCTGCAATCTCCTTATTAGTTTTATAGTCCCATATCTGAAGTTCTCCCATCTTTTGATTCCAAAATAATCCATCTACCATGCCACCTATCCCTATGTTAGAGTCTCCTACCACAAGTTCTAATGCTATAGGGTTGAGAGCGGAATTTGAGTCTTGGTAGAATTGATGAAACATCCTAAGACATTCTTTAAGTCTGCCCTCCATTAATCCTTCGCCAAACTCTTGCTCATATAATTTGTAGTCAATAGGATACACTTTATTCTGCCAATAGTTTTCAGCATAATTATGTAAAAGAGTCCCTTTGGTCCTGGAGAAGTTACCTTTAAAAGCCCAATCGGAAAGGATCTCTTCTACGGGAACACCCTTCTTTTTAGCAGATGACTTTGCCATATTTTCAGAATCAAACTTCTCCTTAAACTTACCAATAAATGCAGTTCCAGATGTAAGCTCTTGCTCGCCTATAAAGTATTTGTGGAATTCGTCGTGGTACTTAACGTTCTTAAACTTGGCTAACTCTTTGTATATATTCATTCGGGTAATGATTTAAGTTTGATTTTTAATTCATCTATTTTTTCATTAAGGCTTTCTATATGTTTCTCAGCTCTAATTATTTCTTCTTTAAGAAAATGAGCTTCTGAACTATGTAACCTTCCCTCTGAAAATTCTTGGTATTTAAGTTTGCTGTCTCGATTCCTAAACGAAGTATAATAGTCTTTATCTACTTTATAGTTGACAAAATATGTATCAATGAAAAAATGGATAATAATATCATCTATTCTCCCTTTATCAAAAGACAAACCGTTTTCATAATATACGCAGTCTCCTATGTTAAACTTGGTTTCAATTATCATTGTCTTGTTCGTTTAAAATCATTTCAATACATTTATTTGCTAACAATTTATCTTCATTAGAAAAATTGTTATATCTAAAGTCATCAGTCAAGATGTATGTCATCGCAATAATTCGTTTTTGTTTTGAATAGGAACTGCCATCTAAAGGATGTCGCCAATTTTTCATGATAGTATATTTTGATAAAATATATTCTTTATTGTCCATTGTCTTGTTGTTTTATAATTTTTTTATTTCTTCCTTAACTTTGTCCCAATAGTTTAGTTTATCAATATATCTTTCATTACCTATATCATGTATCACATCAAATTCGCATTGTTCTATTAATTCCTCAACTGCAATTAATGCACATCGTTTGGCATCAATGCCATCAATATCTATACATCTCCAATATCGAAATCTTAATTCAATTGCTTTTTCTTTTGGTGTCATATTAAAATGGTTTAATTGTTATATCATCAAAATTAGGTTGAATCTTATTAATTGCTGACTCTTTAAATGCTACCTGGGGTTCCTTAAATCCAAACAATTCTGATTCTTCATCGGCAATCCTATTTGTTTTAACGTCAACAATTCTGTTAACATCGCCAACTTCTCCGTCTCTATTCTTGGCAACGATATACAATAACTTATTATCCATTTGAGCTACGGGCTGATTTGATTCTTTAGCTTCAACATATTTGTAATAGTCGTCTCTGTACAATAGAATAACCACAATTGCATCTTGCTCAATATTACCACTGCTTCTTAAATCGGATAACATTGGGTGTTTGTTGGCCCTGGATTCAACGCTCCTAGATAATTGAGATAATGCTATAATTGGGATCCCCAACTTACGAGTAAGCTTTTGAATTTTATTTGATACGGATGATACCTGGGCGAAGTCACTTTGATCTTTGATTTGATTGTCGCGTATTAATTGCAGATAGTCAATAACAATTAGTCTTATGCCATTCTTCCTACACTCCTTAATTAATAGCAAATTTAAATAGTTAACGTCTCTATTATCAGAATCGTAAAATGAAATAGGTAATTGCTTAAGGACCCTAGCATTAGAATTTCTAATCTTAGTTACATCTTCTTTACTAATACGATTTGCTTTTAAATCAGAATACTTATAATCCTCAAATTCACTAGATATATATCGGTAAACCAAAGATTCTTTAGGCATCTCTAACGAAAGAAATAATACTTTAACGCCCGTCTTTGACGCGGACTTTGCATGCTCTAATCCTGCAATAGTCTTACCCATACCAGGACGAGCTGCAATGATTGTTACTCCTGGTTGCCATCCTCCCAGGACGTAATTAAGTTTACGCGAACCAGTGTCAACGCCCGAAAATTTAAGCACCCCAGCGGTAGCTTCCATTTTATCCATGACAGATTCATAAACATTGTCCAGGGAATATATTTCAGTTGACAGCGGACCATTTTGAATTTCAGCCAACCCTAGTTCTATTACGCTTGAAAGTTTTGTTATGTCGTCGCCATTAGCTAGACTTTGTTGAATAGATATTGATAAGTCATTAGCAATCCGTTTAACTTCTAATTCTTTAAGCTCCCCACAAACCTTGGTTAGCTCTACCTTTCCTTTAGGTAATAAACTTAACAAGTTTGAAGGATCTACACCTAAATCTAAATTCTTTGATTTAAGCAATCTAAAAACATCGTAACGATTGAATACCTTATTGTCAATAGATAATTCAACCATCGCGTTAAATGACGCCTTAAATAAAGAGTCTACGAAACAATTGTCAGTTACAATTTTAGAAGCATCTTGTACCATGTGAGAATTCTCTAACAAGTATGCAATCACATCCTCCTCCAGGAAAAAATCTTCAATTACTATTTTTTTATTTAAAGCCATTTGTCTGGTATAATTAATTCAAATTGTTTTTGATCAATTGGTTCTAATTTAACATTCAGATTGGAACCTACAATCTCATCTTCCCAAACTCTATTTTTTAAATAACGCTCCGGGTCCTTACGATAAATTATATCGGGCCTGGATTGGGTGTACTTCGGGATCGCCAATAAGCAATCATCTTTTTCTTTTTCTTTTAGCTTAATCCAATTAATCTTTGCTTTTTCCTTACCTACTTTCTTCCCATACAATTCCCAAAATTCCTCAAATCGATTATTAACTATTTCTTCTTTTTTATTCTCTTTATTATTAACTCTCTTATTATGTAGTGAGTTCTCGGCAGAGGGGGGGTGAGAATTAGGCAGAGGGTATAGTGAGTTCTCACTAGGGGTATGGTGAGAATTAGGCAGAGGGGTAGTCAACTTGATTTCCCTTATTTCAACCTCTCCAGACTCTTTTTTCTTTAAATCCCTGGAAATAATATCCTTATCCTCTAAAGATTTTAGGTATTGTCTAACCGAACTTGCTGATATTCCAATACATTCAGCCATATAAGAATTACTTGCAAAGCAATGTCCTTTTTGATGCGATAAACTTTGTATTAATCCAACCAATAATTTCTCATTAGCAGACAAATCTTTTCGCACCAATATCTCCGAAGAAATCACCGCAAACCAACTCATATTTCTTTTAATTTATTTTCGTAAAATTTAATCTCTTTGACTAATTCTTCTACAATTTCTAACAACTTATCGAATGCTTTCATTTCGGGTGTGGCAAACGATAATGCTTTTTGATAGTCAGCCAGGTTCATTTGAGTATGAACTAACTTAACTTTTACCACCGACATGAATGCCATTAATTCCAGATCCATTAAAGATAAAAATGCCCAAGTCCTTGAGGGAAGAAACTTGGGCGATAGGATTTTAGCCTATACTTTGAATCGCATCCCTCAATGCAATTCAAAATACTACTCACAAATATAACTCAAATTATTTA